ATTATATGCAGGCTCAGGAGAGGAATTTCTGAAAGGCATGAAGCGGACATATACAAAATATGATAAAAAGTGAAAGGCTATACTCCAACGGATGTGGTGGTATAGCCTTTCCCATAAACGGAACCGGATGTCAGAACGCTTCTTTCCGGTTCTTTTCCAGCAGTCGTATGATATCGCTTTCCCGATATAGGATTTTTCCTCCTATCTGGTAATAAGGCAATATGCCGCAGCTTCTGTAGTCCAGCAGCGTACGCTTGCTCAGCTTGAGCTTTTCGGCCAGTTCCGTATCTGTCAGGTAGTTTTCCCCATCCAATAAGTGCCGGTTTTCCGCCGGAAAATAGTCTATGAGGTCCGATACCCTTTTCATTTCATCGAAGAAATGAAGCACTTCCTTGTCTAATCTGGTGATGATTGTTCCCATAAGCTGTCCTTTTTGGTTTGAGACAAAGATATCCGCATTCTCATGCTGCTGCAAACCGCCGGAGCCTGTTGTCATCAGATTTCATTAAATGTCATCAGATTTCATCGTACCGGATTCCGGTTTCCAATCCTTCAGCTTGTTCTTTAATACCTTCATATCCTCCGTGACTTTCCTGTACGTGATTCTGGCATAGGCTTGTGTGATCCTCAAATTGGTATGTCCGAGCATTTTGGAAAGTGTTTCTATCGGAAGCCCGTTTTCCAGACAGACAGTTACGGCGAACGTGTGCCGGGCTACATGAAATGTCACCCTTTTTCTGATATGACAGATGTCGGCAAGCTCTTTAAGGTAGGCGTTGCTTTTCTGGTTCGAGATGGTCGGGAACAGGTATTCCGACTCGCCTTTCCCGATGTAGAGGCTGACCATTTTCCTAGCCTGAGGAAGAAGGGGGATGAATGCTGAATGGTTGGTCTTGGTTCTGTACAGGTGGATGTACATACCCTTGTCGGAATCTGAAATGATCTGATCCTTCCTCAGTCTACATATGTCTGAATAGGCGATGCCCGTGAAGCAGCTGAAGATGAATATGTCACGGATGGAAGCCAGCCTGGGAATATCCAGCCGCTTGCCCATTATCCTTATTATTTCCTGCCTGTTCAGGTATTGTTTCTGACTTTCCTCCTTCTTTATACGGTAGGTTGAGAACGGATTGGTTGGGATGATTCCGCACCGGTAAGCCCATAGAATTCCTTTTCTTACCATACTCATCATCTTGGCTGTCGTATTGACCGACAGCCTGCAGTCAGTTCTGAAGAACAGCTCCAGTTCGTGTATCATCTGTCGGTTGAACTGTTCCAGTGCCATATCTTGCCTGCCCATCTTCTTGCAGAACTCCTCAAGCCGCTTGTAGACCAGTTTATGCCTGTTGGAATGGGACATGCTGATTTGTCCGGCATGTGCCAGCCTGTCCGCATCTTTCACCAGTTTGTCAAATACTTTCAGGAGAGAAAGCGGATTGGATCCTGTTGCCATGAAGCGTTGTTTCAGCATGCTTGCTGTAAGCTGCTTTCCTTCCAGTTGGGCCTGTCGGTAATATTGGAGTAACGTGGAACTTACATTGTCCAGATATGCATTGATGTCGTGTGCTTCTGGGTTCATGGCAGAAACACGTTTGTTCTGCTTGTCCCAATGTTCCTGCAAGATGGAAGTCTTCAGGCTTACATCTGTTGCCTTGTTATTGACTATAATGCGGAGCATGATTGTTGACTTGCTGTCTTTTTGAAGCTTTCTACGCTTCAGATAAAAGTAAATGGAAAAACTATGTCTCATAAGAAATAAATATTAATTGTGTCCATATCACGAACGGGTGTATAGGACACGGATAAGACATAGATTATGGTTCTGAATGGAATGTAATATATTGATTATTAACGACCTTGAATAAAGGATTATAAGAAAAGAAAATAAAGTAGATGTGTGATTTTCAGATATTTGTTAAGGTCATAGGAAAAGGTTCGGATCCGCCTGGGGCCCGAACCCAGAGCCCCAATCTGCCTTGGGGTAATTGGGTAAAATGTAATGTGTTTATTATCAGATGTTTGCGACTGTATAGTTAGGCATTGCTTACAAAAATAGGTTCAGTTCCTGCAATATTTGCTGATGAACCTTGTAGGACATTAGTATTCAACCAGATACATCGAGCTATTAAGTACGGACTTTTCAGAGAACC